TTTTTGTAGTATTAACGTTCTGTTTGTTAGTAGCCATAATATTTACCTCCTTATTATGTGCACTAAGATACGAGCGTTGCTTGAGTGTAACGCCCATAAAATAAATGAGGGTACATCAAATGATGTACCCTCCAATATTTTAGAACTTATTTTGCTCCTTTCATGTGGTTTTTTGTATTATCCAATAACTTTCCCAACTCTTCTTCTGAAATTATTTCGCCAGAAGGCTGGTCTTCTTGCGTTATATAACGCAGTAGGTATTTATCATATACAGGCTCATAATCAAGTCTGTATATCTCATAAATCTCTGTATGACCGAATTCGTCTGCTATTGTGATAGCAGCGTACCCAGAAGCATCAATAGTATGCTCCGGTTCTTTGAGCCATACGCTTTCAAATTCAAAGTCCTCTTTATTCCAATAGAGATAAACCGGGTAAAAGTTCATCTCCGATACTGCCATAAACTTTTTGAGTTTATGGCAATATACAACATCAAAGTCCTCCGAAATTTCTAAGGCATCAGCGACCTGACAGCCATTCATATCGAGGTCGTACAGCATATCAGCAAGCTTCTTTTCTACGTCTGATACTCTGTCATTATCGCTGATTTCGATAGTCTCCAATGCTGGCAAGTCAGCAAGACCAGCATTGGCTACTCCGAATACATTTCCATACTCCGATACCTTCGGAGCAAAGAGGACTGCCTCCTCGTCTATCAAGAGGTTATCCTCTTGATATAAATTTAATGTTTGCCATTCTCTCATTTTTCTTTCTCCTTTCATAGTTGTTTTTGTAGTATTAACGTTCTGTTTGTTAGTAGCCATAATATTTACCTCCTTATTATGTGCACTAAGATACGAGCGTTGCTTGAGTGTAACGCCCATAAAATAAATGAGGGTACATAATTAAATGTACCCTCAAATATTTTAGATTATTTTTTTAGCCGCTCTTCATAACGAAGAGTTTTTGGGGCCTTTCTAGTGGCCCTCTCAGGGTCATACTGTCCTTTGACAGCTGAGGACTTTGGAGTCCTCCTTTTAGTTACTTTAATCATTACTTCACCTCCTTTCTATTTTCCGCTCTTGTGCTTTATTTTCTCTAACTCTTCTGAAGAAATGATCTCTCCAGAAGGTTGGTCCCATTCCCACTGCGGCCAGTACCGTACCAGGACCTTATCCTTTACCGGTTCCCCGTCAATCCGGGAGATCCTGTAATAATCAGCCCTGCCATCCCAGGTGTTGAGTGATAAGGGTTCACCCTCAACTTCAACGATGTGGCTGGGTTTTGTGAGCCATGTATAACGCCAATCGTTTCCGTCCCAGTCAATATAGACTGGGTCGTTGTCCAAGTCATATGTTGACAAAAATCGTTTGCCAGCGGGGTCATAGACGATGTCGTACTCGTCTATGGCCATTATTTCCCCACAGGCAAGGCCTACGGGGTTGAACTCGAAGAGCATGTCGTTGACCGCATTGGCAACTACGCCAAGGTCATCTCCGACACAATCTTCTAATACGGGCAGGTCTATCAGACCGGCACCCGCTATGCCGTAGAGGTTGCCAGGCCACAAATCAGCCCTTTGTGCCAACTCTACCGCTTCTTCTCTTATCAAGAGTCCACCTTGATACAGTTCAAATTTAATACTCATTTTTCTTTCTCCTTTCATAACCGTATCCATAACACTAACATCTTTTAAAGTATACATTTTCTTACCTCCTTGTAATATATATATATACTAGAGTGAGCTTAGCTTAGGTGCTAAGCTCATAAAAATAAAGGAGAGTACATCAAATGATGTACCCTCCAATATTATTCTAGACGATCATCAAATTATTTATGCAGTTTTCACTTATGAATGAACATAAGGTCTTCACCGCCCCGTCCAATGTTAATTCCTTAGCGAATAGATTTTCTGCTGAAATCATCCCTAAGGATTCAACTATAGCACCTTCTGGTGCTGATTCCACAGGATTGTGGAACGTGTATCCTGCGAAATCGTACATGGCATAAATTCGGCCATCTGCGAATTTATGCCATTTTTTGGGCTTACAATAATATCTATCAACAACTTTTAACACCGCTTCTTTGATAGTATATAATTTTTCTTTCTCTTCCAGTGCTAAATTCCACTGGAATAATACTTCATCCTCGAAGTCTTCGTAATGAGGATGATCAATATTGTCTCTGATTTCATTTTTCTCATTGAAGAGACTCAAAGCTTCTTCTGAAAGCTCTATAAGTTCTTCTTCAATGTTGAAGAAACTTTCTTCAGCTAATGTGAAGTCAATTTCTTCTAATTTCTTATATTCATTGAGGTCTTTATAGACCTTAACAATATTAGAAATTTGTTGGTTTATTTCGTGATCTCTTTCGCATAAGCTATAGAGATATTGTTTAGACCTTAATCCTGCCAGAGTTATAACTTGTTCATAACTCTGTTCAGAATTTTTTATTTGATCTGCATCCATATTATATAACAGATCGTCTAAATATTTACATATGTCTCTTTGTCTTTTAGCTTCTTTATTAATGTAATAAAGAGACTTAGAAACTAATTTTAATTGTTCGTTTATATACATTTTATATACCTCCTCGTGTATACAGGGTTGGGTTTAAAATTCCCTCAGTAGAGGGAATAGTACATTATATATATAAATAAATGTATCTTTTATTGTTGTTAGTATCTTTTAATAAACCATCACAGAAACATCCCTTTTAAAATCCGACCCCATATATAACAAACCTCTTGACAAATTACCAAATTTTACCTATAATTACAGTAGAAGGTTAGGAGGACACTATGAAACGAATAGTAATAAACATTGACAAAGACCAGGTTAATTTAAAGAGTTCCGACCCCTTGACATTCGGGGAGACCGTACAGGCTCTGTTATCTATTCTTAATGCAACTGCAGGAGAAGTGATAAGCAATGCAGCAAAGAAAGACCAGCAGAAAGTACGGGAAACAATCTATGATTCACTGAATATTGCATTCGGAAACATACTCGAAGAAATAATCCCGTCTGAGGAGATACCGTCTCTTGAAGCAGCAGCGATACTCAAAGCTCAAAACGAGATAATCGCTAAAGCCAGGAAGGAAAAACGACCTCTTGAGGAAGTTCTTGAAGAGTACAACACGAAGGCCGAAGAGGACACGAAAGATGCTAGAAACATGTCCTAGATGCGGAGCTGAGTGGAAAGATGCAATAGCGATGAATGGGGGGCCTTCTGAATTTTTTAAGGAATGCTCCAACCCGAAATGTAACACGTTTTACAATACTTACGTACCACAGGCTCATCAACACGCATTCCACCAGGACCCTCATAAGTTCTCAGGTAACTTTGGGGGTTTTGGTTCAGGTAAGACTCTGACTTCCAGAGAAGAAATTTATAAACATGTTTTTATCACACCTAATGGAAACACCTTAATAGGGGCAAATGTAGCATCTCAGTATGAACAGACTATAAAGAGGGAGATAGAAGCAGACCTTCCCGCTGCGTTTATCCAAAAGATAAATACGCAGAAATCTTACTACGATCTTAAAAACAACCACCGTATAATGTACAGACCATATGATGACCCCGATAAACTGCGTTCATATAATTTAACGTCGTTTCTTATAATGGAAGCATCCGAAGTTAAACAGCAGAGTTTCGTACAGCTCAAAACGAGAGCCAGAAACCTGGCCGCCACTATTTCAAGTGGAGAGTTCAGGACTGCAGCCAACGGAGCCAGGATTCCCGTTATCGAGCATGACTGGATAAAAGGGATAATCGAATCGAACCCTTCGGCCGGATGGATAAGGGACGATGTACTGATGAACTCTTCTCTTATAGAAAAGCACGGAGAGGTGGTCGATGAATATACGGTTGATTCCGACAGAGCAGACCCCGCAATAAGCACTCACGTAACTTCTACAAGTGCAAACGAATTTCTCCCTAAAGACTTCATTGAAAACAATACGAAGAACAAACCCCTGTGGTGGACAAACCGATATATCTACGGTTCGTTTCTTTATGCGGAGGGGTTAGTGTATCCCTCAGCCACGCATCATAATGTGGACGACTTTGAGATCCCGCTCGAGTGGAAACGAATAATCGCATTTGACTACGGCCTCAGTGATGACGCAGTTTTTATTTTCGGAGCGGTAGATCAGAAGGAAGGAATACTCTACATATATAAGGAGCTCAGAACGAAAGACAAAAACGTTGAGGAACTTGCGAAGATGTTTAAACAGGCCTGTGAGGATATACCGGTCGGAGGATTGATATGCTCACCGCTTATTGATCCGAAGTCAGGATACAAGCGGGATTTTGATAAGAAGACCCTTGCAGACCATTTTCTGGACTTCGGGATCTCATTTGCACCCGGATTTGTAAATGTAGATGCCAGAGTGTTCAGACTTAACACATACCTGGAATCTGGAAAGCTCAAGATATTCCGAAGCTGTAAAGGATTAAGATACGAACTTGAGAATTATAAATACTCAGCTGACGAAAGTATGGCCAGTGGTTTTACAAGCAAACCTGTTGATAAGAATAATCACGGAATTAACGCTCTTGAGTGGATTACTATGGAATTACCGAGTGACCCGAAGAATCTGTTATATGGTGTTTATAACAAAGCAGGAGACGATATAACAAAACTTAAAAATGACGAAGAGAAGAAAGCATACTGGGCTTTGTCCGATGATGAAGACGAGTTCAAAACGAATAGGCTATTGCCTTTTGATGCAGATGTAGATTATAATTATATGTAAAGGAGAATGAAATGATTGAACTTTTAGGTATTTTAATGGTAGCTTGTGTAGCTATATTATTCATTCTGGTGATGGTGAAAGATGGGATAAATATCTCTATAACAATGAAACATGAATTCCCGGATCCCCAGCCGTTTGAAGACGATGCTTACGATAAGGAAGGAGATCTGAAAGAAAAGAACCAGACCATTAAAGACGTAACCGAAGCAATTCAGGAGATCATGTTAGGAGAAGATCAAAATGAAGGAAGATAAAATACAGGAGAATATTTACAAAGTTAATAAACTCCTCGGGTCCCTAAGAGATAAGTGGGACATCGGAACGCAATATTACTCTAAAGATAAGCGGAGAATGAAGCTGTTGAACTCAACGGATAATGGCAACCTTTGGCAAGCCATAAACGCAAGGTTCCCCGGCTATCAGGTTCTGCCAGATTCAAATTGGGTGTCAAGGATAAAGAATAATATCCTGGCTTCAATTTACACTGTGACTAAATCCGCTGAGATCATGCCCACAGGACAAAATGACAGGGAGTTGTGTATCAAGCTTTCGACTATTTTGGAACACCTGTGGGACACTCTGCGGATAGGCTATAAACAATTCCAGGCAGGAGAGCGTTGTGCTTTGTTGAATCTTGGAATAACTCAGGTGTCCTGGAGCGAGAACATACCGTCAATGGATATGTTCAACAGCAAGGGAAACGTAGTACTTAAGAATGTAGACCCGATGAACTACATGAGAGATCCGTTCAGCAGTAACCTGGAAGAAGCGGGTTGGGTCTGCACACGGGAGCGTTATCACAAATCAGTACTGTTAAGTAACCCGAAGTATAAGGATTCTTTTAAAAAGTATCTGGCCTCTGGTGGACGTTCTGAAACAGCTTATAATGACTACCCTGAAAAACCAAACCCTTCAGCCAGTAAAGATCACGTCAATGTGATCTTCTGGTGGATTAGAAAACCTAATGGGGATATAGCTGAATACCATACAATAGATAATGAATACCTCCTGTGGGAGAATGAGAGGGTACTACCAGCTGTATTCCCATTTGCAGAACTTTACTGTAATTTACCCGGGTCGGGCCTGATCGGAGCTTCCGAACCCGCCAAGTCTTTTGCAAACAATATGGCATATAATCTGATGAATTCCATTGCCTTAACAGCCGAATATAAAAATCAGAGGCCTCCAAAATTTGTTAACAGTCAATCAGGTTTGAACCTCAAGGCATTCAGTAAACATGGTGATGAAGCAGACAGGACTTTTGTAGTCCAGACGGACGCAAGTAACGCTGTACATTACCATCAGTTTCCTTATGTCTCACCGCAGATGACAAATATGATGGCCCAGTTGGCGGATGACATAAAGAACAGTTCTGGTATAGACGACAGATACACAGGAAGAGATACAGGGTCTATAATCACCACCGGCGGTACAGAAGAAATGCTGAACCGGGTGACGCTTATAGACACACCTAAGATACTTTGTTATGAGGAGTATTCCAGAGACCTCACCAAACTTATTCTTAAGAACCTGATAGAGTTTTCTCCTTCAAGAACTTACTATATTAAGAAATCGGCTCAGGAAGCTGGAGGAGACCAGCTGGATTATGAAACGATTGAAATAGACTTTCCGCATATCAATGGAGATACTATCTTCAATTATGCAATACAGATATCCTCAGAACTGCCCAAGAACAAACAGAGAGTTCAGCAATGGGCTAACACAATGATGGAAAAGCAGATGCAGTACCGTCAGGAAGGTTCCAATGTGGAACTTATCACTGAAGAGGAATGGCTCAGCTATCAGGACGTACCTTATAAAGAGCCCATGTTCAAACGTATGGGTATTCAAAGAGGACTTGATGCTCTTGAAGAAACAGCTCAGGTCATCAACGAATACGCTGATATGCTTGAGACAGGCATGGACCCGAATGAAGCCATGGTCACAGCAGCACAGGGACTTCAGAATAAGCGTGAAGGAATGGCCACGCCATTTGAAGAACAAGAGGCTGCAGCAGAAACAGCACAACAGCCTTTATTATAAAGGTTTCATTTTTGTTCCCCTTTCGTAACGGTCAGAGCCCACTTTTATAAGTGGGTTTTGATTTTTATAAAAAACTATTGACTTCCATTATTTTCTAGTTTATAATATATATAGTAAAAATTCTAGGTTCCCACCACCTTAAAATGTGCGTAAATTTTTACTCGTCCCTTTTAAGAAAGGAGTATTATGGCAGATCAAGATGTTGCCGCTGAATTGATGGCACACCTGGGAGTAACATCTCCCGAAAAAGAAACCGAAGACCCTGAAGAAACTGAAACTACAGCAGAAACAGAAACTGAAGAACAGGAAACGGAAACAGTTGAAGAAGAATCTTCAGAGGATGGAGAGGAACCATCTAAAAAACCTGATGCGGAAAAGGCACTTAAGAGCACACTGACACCTCAGGAGAAAAAAGCTTTCGCAGAACAAAGAATACAGATTAAATCTCAGAAACAAGTAATTGACGGAATTGCAGGTCTTTTGGGATTGGACCCCAAGGCTCCAGACCTCGTAGACCAGGTTCAGTCAGCTATACTCAATGCTCAGGCTAAGAAAGAGAACATTGATCCCAATCTTTTGGCTCAGATAAACCAGAGCTCGGCAGCTATAGCAGAATTGAACTCAATCAAACTGGAAGCAACAGCCAAAGAAGGCCTTACAGATTTGATTGATACATATGAACTGGAGAAAGAAGATGTAGACAGCTTCTTGAACGAACTTATAAAAGACGGATTAAATCCGCTTGAACAGCCTGTTAATCTTAAATATGAATATATTGACAGACACTTCAAAGACGTTCAGGAAAAAATCAGAACAAAAGCACTTGCTGAAGAACAGGCCAGGAAAGATAAAACTTCCAAGGCTTCCTCAGTTCCAGGCAAGGGTGGAGAGAGCGAAGATGTTCAAGGGAGCATCCGTTCTACAGGAGACTTACGCACATTCTTAAATAGTCATGAAAAGAAATAATTATTAGGAGGACCCTAGAATGACAGTTTATTTAAATTCACTAGCCCCGATAGCTGACATAAACAGCTATGCCGAACTTTGTAACACATCCAATGCCCGTGATGGAGACGGTGCTCTTACTGGAGAGAAAGTCAAAAATCTCACCAACCCTGAAGTGTTCTATAGCACTCAGCTTCTGGACACTATCAGAATCGACAGTGATCAGTGCAAATATTACAAGCTTGCAGATGAAATGCCCATAAACAACAAAGCAGACAAACTCCTCCTCAGAAGGTGGGCACCTCTCCAGGCACACACAGTTCCTTTAGACTCTGGAGTTCCTCCGAAGTCAGATAAAGGTTCTGTAAAGAAGTATGAACTCGAAGCTAAGCAGTACGGCAGATACATGGAGTTCACTGACCAGGTCGATTTCAAAATCGTTGACCCTGTAATCGTACACTATACCAGAGAGTATTCCATAGTTGCTATTGAGACTTTGGACATGCTTGCCAGAGAAGCTCTGTTTACAGTAGCTCAGAAATACTACGCAGGTTCAGCTGCTAATGTAGAAGCCATGGACACTACTAGTATTCCTACTATAACTGATCTCAGAGTTATAATTCTTACTATGAAAAAAGCCCTGATAAAACCCAGATC